CGTACTCCTTTAAAGGGTAAACTTCGGAAACGTAATAAGGGATTACTCCCCTATACTAGCATATTTTGCCGATTGTGCGCGTCCGTTCGTGTCCGCGAGCATCCGCTGCGAAAACTCCTTTCTTCGAGAAGGAGTTTCGCGGATGCGGACGGACGCCATCGGTTGCTGCTTCGGATGCGTTTAAAAGCCCTTGGCCGATTTTTAAAGGGCCGGCAATGGTTCCGGCCGCTGTCAAGTGTTTTGATTGATCCTAGCGCGATTCAACAAAGCCTTGCATGGTATTCTGTGGGCATGGCTTCCTCTCTCTCGCCAGAAACCCGGCAACGCATAGCCGACGCATGGCCGGGCATCCTGCAGGCAATCCGTGACGGTGAGCGCGCCGACAAGACCTGCGCGGCGCACGGGTTCAGCCCGGCGCAAGTCTGGCTATTCCGCAACGCTGCGCCGGAATTGCGCGCAGCCTGGCAAGACGCCATGAAAGATAGCGCCGACGCGTTTTTTAATCGCGCCATTGCTGCAGCTGAGAACGCCGCGGAGAATCCCAAGGCTGCGCGCGTTATGCTGGCGGCCTATCAATGGGCCGCGGAAAAGCGGGATCCGGATAAATACGGCCAGCGCACCAGGGCGGATATTAACGTTAAGACTGTAGACTTGACCGGGATTATTGCCGACGCCAATGCGCGATTAATCGCTGCGCGCCAGCATCGCGTTATAGACGTGACCCCTAGTAATTGCGGCGCCGGGGAAGCTCGCGCTCACGCCTTGCCGGCGATCAACGCAGCAATCGCACAAGCGGCCGACTTGTTTTAGGTTGGCGCCTGCTCGCATCCTGGTGATTGCTGCCTCGCACAATCGGCCCGTTAGTCCACACTGCGCATTGACCTAGTGTAACTCATTGATTGCGTTAGGTTGTTGCGCTGCAAGGTGAGTTTACATAATACACGTTATAGGTCGAATGCGCACCTAAGTCCTTGATTTTGCAGGATGCAGGCAAAGGCACCAGGCCGCCCCCTCGTGTTTTGTGAGGCGGGGGGTGCAGGCGGGGTAGGGGCCGGAATCGAGCGCGAGCACTGGAGCGGGTATAGTGCAAGCCGACTGCGCGCAAAAATTATAAAAAATAAAATAATAAAAATTATCTGGCCATCCGTCCGCATCCGAAAAGTTCCGGTTTTGCGTCCGTCCTTATCCGCCAACTCTCAAGAGTGGCGGATAACGGATGTGGTAGGCTGTTGGCATGAGAGGCACACCGCAGCACGAAGCGGAGATCATGGCGCAGATACTGGCGCTCCGTGACGACCCGTACACCTTCGTCCACTACGCCTACCCTTGGGGCCGCAAGGGCACGGCCTTCGAGCACTACGAGGTGCCGCGCCGGTGGCAGTTGGACGACTTCATGCGGCTGGCCGAACACGTTCAGGAGCAGGTGTTCCGGCATGAAAACAAGCTGCCGCTCAAGATGTGGCGGGAAGCGCGCAGTTCCGGCCGCGGTCCTGGCAAGTCCGCCAAGTTCGGCATGGCCGCCCACTGGCACATGAGCACGCACATCGGTTCGACGACCATCGTCACTGCCAATACCGAGGGCCAGCTGCGCAGCCGCACGTTTCCAGAGTTCGCCGTGTGGTTCGGTGCGGCGATCAACAGCCACTGGTTCAGCCTGGAAACCATGCGCATCGTGCCGGAGACGTGGCTGCTCGAGATCGTCCGCCGGCTGCCGGAAGAAGGCGGCCTTGGCATCGACCCGAAATACTGGTTCGTGCAGGGTCAGACTTGGAGCGAGGACAACCCTAACGCCTTTGCCGGCGTCCACAACCCTTACGGCCTGCTGCTGCAGATGGATGAGGCGGCCGGCATACCGAGCGAAATCTGGAACGTGTCGGAGGGCTTTTTCACCGAGCAGAACCCGTATCGGTTCTGGATGGCCGCGTCCCAGATGCGCTCGCGGCAGGGCCGGTTCTTCGAGCTGTTCAACGATCCGCAGATGGGGCAGGGCTGGGATCTGCGCACGCTGTCCACCCGCGGCATGGAGGGCGTGGACCAGACCGTGGTCGAGGACCAGATCAAACGGTATGGCGAGGACTCCGACTTCGTGCGGGTGGAGATTCTGGGCCTGCCGCCTCGGACATCCGAGGACCAGTTCATCCCGTGGGACGCGGTGCGGGCGGCACAGCAGAACGACCTGGTGCGGGACTACGGCGAGCCGTTGATTCTGGGCATCGACCCGGCGCCGCGCGGCAAGACCGCTTGGCGGTTTCGGCAAGGGCGCAATGCGCGGGACTGTTGCGGAAACGCAACAAAGGGGTCGTGGCTGGCGATGGACAACGTGCAGATCGCGGACCGGGTGCTGGAGTTGGACGGCAAGTACAAGCCGGACGCCATCTGCATCGACTTCGGTATGGGCACCGGCGTCATCGACATCCTGAAACGCAAGCGCACCCATGGCCGAATTCACGAAGTCAAGTTCGGAGATGCGGCCCACGACAAGGGCAGCGAGTACGCCACCCACGCCATCGAACTCTGGGCGCGGATGCGCGACTGGCTGCCTGGCGGCATGGTCGAAAAAGACAACGGCGAGAAAGGTTCGCTGTCCCAGCAGATAACCGACCGGGGCTGGAAGTGGAGCGGGCGCGAGGACAACAAGAAGATCCTTGAAACAAAAGACGAAATGAAGCGCCGGGGCGTGGCCTCGCCGGACGATGCGGACGCGCTGGCCTGCACCTTCGAGGTCAACCCGCCCCGGGTGGATGCCGGCAAGCGGGGGCAGGCTATCAAGGTGGATGGGGTGTCGGATTGGATGGTGTGATAGGATGATGGCATGAGCGGAATCTTAGGCAAACCCAGCGCGCCGGTGATGGCCCCGGTGCCGCCGAATCCGTCGAACGACCGGGCGGCCGAACAGCAACGCCTCGAGGCCGAGCGCGCGGCGCTGGCCGACCAGCGGGCGCGCGGCCGCGCATCGACCATTGCCGGCGGTGGGTTGTCCATGGAGACGGCGCAGATGGCGCGCGGGGCCGAGCGGCAGCAGCAGCGCTTCGCGGCGCGGGAGATGCTAGGGTGAAGCGGCACAACGTCCGGGTGGCCGAGCGCGTTGCAAAGCTGTCCGCCGAAATCCCGGAGGACGACTACTGTGAGGGCGTCATGCCGCTGGCGATCGGGCACTTCATGCTGGACCGCATGCGCAGCCACGGTCGCGCCAAGGAACGCAACGCGCCGGTTCGCCAGATTCGGGGTGGCCGTCGGTGAGCGACCGCACGCAGTTCCACATCCAGAAGCTGGGGGCGTTGCGGCAGGAGCGCGGCAACTGGAACCAGCAATGGGAAGAAGCGGCCTCGCTGATTATCCCGGCGCACCGCAATTCGTTCCAGTCGTACGGCATGGACAACGCCTACGGCAACACCGGGCAGAAGAAAACCGAGCACCAGTTTGACGCCACGGTGGGTATCGCCGCGCAGCGTTTCGCTGCGGTGATCGAGTCGCTGTGTACGCCGCAGAATCAGGAATGGCATCGGCTGGTGCCGGCCGACAAGACGTTGAAGCGCAACCGCGCGGTGCGCCTGTTCTTTGACGAACTGAACCAGCGGCTGTTTGAACTGCGCCGGCGCCCGGTGGCCAACTTTGTTGGCAACAGCCAGCAAGTCTATCTGTCGCTGGGCGTGTACGGCAACGGGCAGATTTTCGTCGATCAGCCCGACGACGAGCCGGGTCTGCGCTACCGCAACATGCACCTGGGCGAAGTCTACTACGTCGAGAACCACGCCGGCATTGTAGACTCGTTCTATCGGGCGTTTTATCTGAGCGCCCGCCAGATCGTGCAGATGTTTTCGAAACCCGGCGATTCGGTGCCCGAGGAGATCAAGGAGAAGTTGAAGAATCCGACGCAAGCCGAGCAAAAGATGGAAGTTTTGCATTGCGTCTACCCGCGCGAGGACTACGACCAGCGGCGGGTTGACCCCCGCGGCATGCGCTACGCTTCGTTGTACATCCTGAAAGATTCGCAGCACGAACTGCGCGAGTCCGGGTTCAACAGTTTCCCGATGCCGACCGCGCGTTACACCCAGGTCAGCGGCGAGACGTACGGCCGCGGTCCGGCGCAGTGGGTGCTGCCGTCGATCAAGGTGCTGAACGAGGAAAAGAAAACAGTCTTAAAGCAGGGCCAGCGCGTGGTGGATCCAGTGCTGCTGGCGCACGACGACAGCACGCTCGGCAGTTTCAGCCTGCGCGCCGGGCACCTGAACCCCGGCACCATGAGCAAGGACGGCAAGCGATTGGTCGATGTGCTGCCGACCGGCAACATTGCAGTGGGCGACAAGTTGATGGAGATGGAGCGGTCGGTCATCAACGACGCGTTCCTGATTACGCTGTTCCAGATTCTGATCGACACGCCGCAGATGACGGCGACCGAAGTGCTGGAGCGGGCGCGCGAAAAGGGCATGCTGATTGCCCCGACCGCCGGCCGCATCAACTCCGAGTTCCTGGGCCGGCTGATCGAGCGCGAACTTGACCTGATGTTCCAGCAGGGGCTGATCCCGCCGCTGCCGCCCATCCTGCAGGACACCGAAGCGGCCGAGTATTTCATCGAGTACGACAGCCCGATGTCCCGGATGCAACGCGCCGAAAAGGCCGCCGGCTTCATGCGGGCGTTGTCCGTGGCGGCCGAGTACGCCAAGAACACCGGTGACGTGTCGCCTCTGGACCATTTCAACTTTGACGTGGCGATGCCGGAGATTCTGGACATCAACGGGGCGCCGACGGCGTGGACCCGTTCGATGGAAGAAGTTGAGCAGATTCGCGCCGGCCGCAACCAGCAGGCGCAAGACCAGCAGTTGATCGAGGCCGCGCCTGCCGTGGCGGGCCTGGCCAAGGTCGCACAACCCGGCGCTTGACAGCCCCTGCCGGCGTGGTAGAGTGTCGTTCTGAGGCACTGTCGCCTTCAAAGGAAACGCCTGACCTGATGAAAGTCAGCCTGTGACGCGGGCCGAACTGATCGAAGTTGCCCGCCGGTTTCTGTTCCGCCGCCGGCACAACTACATTCTGACCTTCCGCAGCGCGCCGGGGCAGGAAGTCCTGCGCGATCTGGCGCCGTTCTGTTACGCGAATTCGTCCACGTTCAAGCCCAACGAGCGCGAACACGTGTTGGCGGAAGGCCGCCGTGAAGTCTGGTTGCGGATTGCGAACCACCTCAACATGTCGCCCGAGGAACTGTGGCGGCTTTATGATGGACGGGAAAGCTGATGTGGCGTAACGGCATCGAGTTGCTGTCGGACACGCAGTTCAACATGGTGTTCAACCACGGCGCGCTGGGCGATGTGATCTGTTCGCTGCCGGCGGCGGTCCATGCGCGGCGCACCCACGGCGACGCGCTGACCATCCGACTGTGGGTTCCGCCTTGGCAAATGGAATTGATTGACCACCTGATGAAGCCCTACGGCAAGTTTGAGATCAGGGACTTTACCGACTTTCCGATGAAAAAAGTCGAGCGTGAGGGCTGGGGCATGGGGCCGGTGGCCATCAACCAGATGCCGTTCAACACGCACACCCGCAACCGGGTTCACATGGTTGACTATGCGTTCGGTTGTCTGCTCGACGCGCGACCGGAAAACATGGCCGAGCGCAGCTACCCGACCAAGGCACCGCTCGGCAAATCGCCGGTACATGCGCCCTACGTCGTGTTTCCGGTCGGGGCTACGTCCGAGAACAAGCTGTTCAAGGCGCACGTCATGGGGCCGGTCATCGAGTGGGCGCTGGACAACGACTGCACGCCCGTGCTGGTTGGCACCAAGACCAGCCACACGCACACGCAGATCGGCGACGACGTATCCACCAAGCCTATCGACATCATCGACGAAGTGGACAAGCTGCCGAAGGCGCTGTTCGACGAGTGCGTTGACCTGCGCGAAAAGACAACCCTGCTGGGCTTGCGCGATGTACTCGGCCACGCGGATGCGGTTGTGGGTGTCGATGGCGGCACGCTGCATTTGGCCGGCACGACCGACACCTGCATCATCTACGCGCTCGGCACGACGTTGCCGAAGCACCGCTACATCGCGCGCCGCGGCAATCCGAATCACAAGATCCGTTATGTCGGCCCGCGCGATCTGGAGTGCGCCGGTTGCCAAAGCAACATGACGCTGATGTTCCACCACGACTTCCGGCACTGCGTCTACAAGGACAGCCTCTGCATGGACAAGCTGCACCCGGAAGATTTTATCAACGGTCTGAAAGAACTTTTCAAGGAGTATCCGCATGCCGAATGACCCGACCCCCGCTCCGACTCCGAATCCCGCGCCCAGTCCGGCGCCTTCCGGCGATCCGGCCCCTTGGCACGGCCTGACCGACCCCGATGCCCTGTCGTACATCCAGAACAAAGGCTGGACCAACCCGGCGGATGTCATCAAGTCCTACCAGGGCGCAGAAAAGTTGATCGGCCGCGACCCGAGCCAGGTGCTGGTGTTGCCGCGCGCAGACGACCCGGACGGCATGCGGCAGGTGTTCCAGAAGCTCGGCAAGCCCGAGAAGCCGGACGCCTACAACATGAAGATCGGTCTGCCCGACGGCGCGAAAGTGGACGAGGGCTTTGCTAAGTCCATGCAGCAGCTGCTCCACAAAGCCGACATTACCGAGGCGCAAGCCAAGACTTTGATTTCTGACTACAACAGCATGCTGGCCGCTGCTGCGGCGCAACAAGCCAAGGACTACGAACTCAACGTCCAGGCCGACAAGCAGGCGCTGCTCGACGAATGGAAGGGCGGCCACGACCGGATGATGGGCAAGGCCAAGGCCGCGGCGCAGTCGCTGGGTTTCACGCCCGATCTGATCGACGCCATCGAAAAGCAGGTCGGCTACGCCGCGACCTACAAGATGTTCGCGGGGATCGGCGCTAAACTGGGCGAGGACGGTCTGGTGACGACCGGCGGCAAGACGCCGAGTTTCGACGGCATGCTGACGCCGGCTGAGGCCAAGGCGCAGTGGGACCAGTCGAAGCTCGACCCGAACTTCATGGCCGCCCTGACCGACCCGCAGCACCCCGGCCACAAGGCGGCGCAGGAGAAGCAGACCCGCCTGTTCAAGGTCATGTACCCCGATGGCTGACCTGACCGACGCCGAAATCAAGCTGCGGTGCATCGAAGCCGCGGCGCGCATGCCCCAACCGCACGCCGATGGCTTTGCGGTTGGGGTCAAAGAAACCGCAAGTGGTTGGTTTGATTGGATAAAATCGAACCAAAAGGCGGGAACCCTCGGCCTGCCGGGGAAACCGAAGTGACTGTGGTATGATGAAGGTATAGGTGAGTTGCGCGGACAAGGTTCGCGCCCCCGCACTGCAACAAGCCTGTGTGGCCCCCGTAAGGGACAAGCCGGCGCTGACCAGCCTGATCGGTCAAAACCAGTTTGTTTTTAACATCTTACGGAGAGCGCCATGCCTGACGCAATCACCGTTGCCTCGGTACAGCAGTACAAGGCCAACGTCGAACTTCTCCTGCAACAGCAGGATTCCCGGCTTCGCAACGCCGTCACCGTCGGTTCCTACGTAGGCAAAGCCGCCAGCGTGGTCGAACAGTTCGGTGAGGCCACCGCAGTCGAACGCACCAGCCGCCACGCCGACACTCCGCTTCTGGATCTGTCGCAGTCCAAACGCTGGGTGTTCCCCAAGGATTACGAGTGGGCCAGCCTGATTGACAACCCGGACCGCCTGCGCGCGATCATCGAACTCACCAGCCCGTACGCCATGGCCGGCGCCGCCGCCATGAACCGCGTCATGGACGACGTGATCTTGGCCGCCATCTTCGGCACCAACTTCATCGGTGAAAACGGCACCACGTCCGAAACCTTCGGCACCGTCGGTTCCGGCGCCTTTGATGTCGGCGTCAACGTCGGCGGCACCGCCTCGAGCCTCAACGTCGCCAAGCTGCAGAACTCGATCCGTCTGCTGATGACGGCGAACCGCGGTGAACTGAACGAGCCGGCCTACGGCGCCATTTCCAGCTTCGAGCACGACGCGCTGCTCAAGGAAATGCAGATCGTCAACAAGGACTACGGCAACAGCGCGGTCCTGGTGGACGGCAAGGTGTCGAAGTTCATGGGCGTGAACTTCATCATCACCGAGCGCCTGACGATCACCAGCGGCAACCGCCTTGTGCCGATCTGGCTCAAGAGCGGCATGCACCTGGGCATGTGGGAAGGCGTGACTGCCAAGATCACGGAACGGAACGACAAGGGCCACGCGACCCAGGTCTATCTGTCCATGACCCTCGGCGCCACCCGCACCCAGCTCGGTAAGCAGGTCCGCGTTTCCTGCGACGACCAAATCTAATCGGGAGAAGCCAACATGACCGTTCGCACCGGAATTTCCCAGGTTGTTCAGGACCAGTCGGCCAACCCGCCGGTCAAGACCAATCAGCTCGAAAAAGGCGGCATCGTCCGCACCGCGCAGGGTTACTTGGCCGCGGCCAACTTCCCCGGCGGCACCGTGGGCCAGTGGTACACGTTCGTCCGGCTGCCGGCGCGCGCTCGCGTGCTCGGCATTTTCCTGACGGGCGCGACCACGACCACCGGCGCCGTGCGCTGCGGCCTTTACCGCCCGGATGGCATCGCCATCGACGACGACGTGTTTGCGACCAACTATGCCATGTCGGTCGAGAAAGACCGCGCCGACATCATGGTGACGCCGACCGCGCTGGAGCGTTCGCAGTCGCTGGCCGAAGCCTATGCCACGGCCATCGGCACCGCGGGCGCCACCAACGATGTCGAGTTCGACATCGCGCTGGCCATTGTCACGGTGCTCGGCTCGGCGCAGCCGCACCTGCTGGAAGTGGACTACGTACTGCCGGAATAAGGCAGGTTGACCCCGAGGGCTTCGGCCCTCGGGCCTTTTCAGGAGGCAGCACATGGCAATTCGTTATTACGGCATCGCAGCTACCGACGGCGTGCAAGTCGTCGGCGGTGATGTAATCGGCGCGGCATCCGGCGGCACTCTGACCGGCGGCCAGAACGTCCAGCTCGTCTACGACGACGTGGTTTATGAATCGACCCCGGAAGGCAAACAGCGCCTGCTGGCCGCGATCAAGCTGATCGAAAATCGCATCTCGACGGCCCGCGTTTGGCCGATCACTTCCGCCTCGTAAGGAGCCGACATGGGCCGGGTTGTCCGACTTCGCAGCACCATCGCCCGTCCGGCGGACCTGACGGCATACACTGCTGGCGACGAGATCAGCAACAGCGCTACGGCGGGCAGCGCGAGCCGCATGACGTTTGACATGCAAGGTCTTGAGAACGGCCAAATCCTGTCGGCAAAAGTCGATCTGACCGCGGCCAGCGGCGACGTTGTGACCACGGCGGCGGACTTCGAGTTGCTGATCTTCCGCACCAGCGACGTGCCGGCGGCCGTTGGCGACAACGTGACCAACCCCATCGCTGCGGCAACCCGGTCGCTCGCGGTCGCTCGTTTCCGACTGGACGACGGCGGCTGGTATAACCCGTTGGGCGCGGTTGCCGCGGGCACGTCGCAGTTCCAAGCGGTGCCGCCGACGCTGGTGCAGCCGCTGGCGACGCCGGTGCTGGAGTACCCGGCGTTCGGCGTGCCGTTTACTTTCGACGGCACCCCGCTGACGGTCGCCGGCCGGCAGTTTACCGCGGTCCTGCGCGCGCTGGGCGCGTGGACTCCGGGCGCGGTAGTCAACACTTTCGGCGTAACCCTCGACATTGACCCGACGTAACGGAGGCGCCCCGTGGCCGTCTCTGTCGTCCAGATCGTAAACCGCGCCCTGCAGAAGCTGGGCGCGAAACGCGTCTCCGCGCTCGACCAAGACCACCCCAACGCCCGCAGCATGAACGCCGCGCTGGAGCGCGTGCGTCGGGCGGAACTGCGCCGTCACGCTTGGTCTTTCGCCATCAAGCGCGCCGCCATTGCGGCCGACAGCGTGGACGAAACGGTGCTCGGCACTTGGAAGCGCTACAGCAAACCCAACGATTTCTTGCGCCTGATCCGCGACGATGAAACCGGATTCCATGTGGACTGGAAAATCGAAGGGCTTTACATCCTGTCCAAGACTGCCTCGCCGCTGCAGTTGAAATATATTGCAGACATCGAAGATCCAAATTACTACGACGACCTGTTCATCGACGCCTTTGCGACTCGCCTGGCCATGGAGTGCGCCATCGAGATCACCAACAGCCAAGCCGACAAGGAAAGCCTCAAGGACGACTACGACCGCGCCATCTCTGAGGCCAAGCGCATTGGCGCCATTGAAAAAGAGGCCGATCAGTTTCCCGAGGATTCCTGGCTGGCGGCGCGGAGATAAGCCGTGCCGAAAGCCTCTCTCGCCCAACATGGATTCAATGCCGGGGAGTGGAGTCCGCTCCTGCTTGGCCGGCAGGACTTGGAGAAGTACAGCCGCGCGCTGCAAGTCTGCAAGAACGCTGTCCTGCTGACGCAAGGCGCGTGGACGCGCCGCCCCGGCACCGTCTATCTGCACCAGGCCAAGCATCACGCCAAGAAGTGCCGGCTGTTCCCGTTTCAGTTCTCCGTCACGCAGACCTACACGCTGGAGTTCGGTGAAAACTACATCCGGTTTTTCACCAACCGCGGCATCCTGACGCAGACTGCGCAGAACATCACCGGCATCACCCGAGCCAACCCGGCAGTCCTGACCTATTCCGGCTCCGACACCTACGCCAACAACGACCGCGTGTATGTCTCCGGCGTGGGCGGCATGTCGCAAGTCAATGGCCGGGAGTTTGTCGTTACCAACGTTAACACCGGCACCAACACGTTTGAGTTGTACGACAGCGACGGCAACGCGGTCAACAGCACCGGCTACGACACTTACACGTCCGGCGGAACCGTAGCCGAAATCTACGAAGTGGCCACGACGTTTGCCGAGGCCGACCTGCCAGACATCCGCATCACGCAATCGGCGGACACCCTCTACATCCTGCACCCGGATTTTCCGCCGCAGACGTTGGTGCGCAACTCGGCGGTGTCTTGGACGCTTTCGGAGATCACGTTCACCGACGGGCCGTATCTGGCGACGAACACCACAACCACGACGCTGACGCCGAGTTCGCACACACCTGGAACCGGCGTCACCCTGACCGCCAGCGCGACGGCCGGCATCAACGGCGGCCAAGGTTTTCTGGTAACGGATATCGGCCGCTCCATACGGCTGCGCGAGGGGTCAACTTGGGGTTGGGTTACGATCACCGGCTGGACTTCTTCGACCGTGGTCACGGTTACGATTCACACCACCCTGACCAACAGTGGGGGCAAGGTCAACTGGCGCATGGGTCTGTGGTCCGACACCACGGGCTACCCGGTCTGCGGCACGTTCTACGACGACCGGCTGTTTATGGCCGGCGCGGCCACCAGCCCGCAGCGTTTGGATGGCTCCAAGACCGGGCTGTATGCTGATTTCACGCCGACGGCAACGGACGGCACGGTGGCGGACGACAACGCCGTGGCGTTCACGCTGAACTCGGACGACGTAAACGCCATCAAGTGGCTGGCTCCGAACGAGAAGGGGCTGCTGGTCGGCACCGCCCGCGGCGAATGGCAAGTCAAGCCTTCGACCTTGAACGAAGCGATCACGCCAACCAACATCTCGGCCAAGCCCTCCACCCGGCACGGCAGTTCCGATGTGGCGCCGGTGGCCGCCAACCGGGCCGTTCTGTTCGTGCAGCGGGCGGGGCGCAAGCTGCGCGAGTTCGCCTACTTGTTTGAAGTGGACGGTTTTCGCGCGCCCGACATGACGTTGCTTTCGGAGCATATCACCCGGCCCAGCATCATCGAATTAGCCTATCAAGAGCAGCCACAAGCGGTGGTGTGGGCGCCGCGTTCCGACGGCATGCTGTTGGGTTTCACCTACGAACGCGACCAAGACGTGGTGGCCTGGCACCGACACGAACTCGGTGGTTTCAGCAACGCCGGTGCTACGGCAATCCCGCTTGTCGAAAGCGTGGCGGTGACGCCTTCGCCGGATGCCACTCGGGACGAGCTGTATTTGGTGGCACGGCGCTACATCAACGGCGGCACCAAGCGCTATATCGAATACATGAGCAAGCTGTGGGAGGACGGCGACCAGCAAGAAGACGCTGTGCATCTGGATTGCAGCTACACCGTGGTCAACGGCAGCCCCAGCGTCAACGTCTCCGGCCTGTGGCATCTTGAAGGGCAGAGCGTAGTGCCATACGCGGACGGCGCCAACCACCCGGCGGTCACCGTTACCAACGGGAAAATCACGCTGAATTACGCAGCCACCATCGTCACTTTGGGGTATACTTTCCAGAGCGACGGCCAGAACATGCCGCTGGAAGGCGGGGCGGCGGACGGCACGGCGCAAGGCAAAACCAAGCGCGTTAACGAAGTCGGGTTCTGGCTGCTGGATACGTTGGGTTTGAAGTACGGCCCGGACCCGGACAACCTGACCGAGATCCTGAATACGCAATGGGGCGACGACTTTGGCGAAGCCACGCCGTTGTTTACCGGCGTCACGATGGAGCGATTCGAGGGCGACTACGACAAGCTGGGCTTGGTCTACTGGCGGGCTGACGGGCCGTTTCCGGCCACGGTGTTGTCGATCCTACCGCGGGTAAAAACCAATGATTAAGGTTACGCCTTTTCGCCGGTGGCACCTGCTTTGGCTGATGGACGAGCCGGCCGTCGGGGGTGCCCTGCCGTTTGACATCGAAGTGGCGATGACGCTGGAGAAGCACAATTCCTGGACGGCCTCGGACGACGGCGCCCCGATTGCCTGCGGCGGCACCATCGAGCAGTGGAAAGGCCGGCACCAGGCTTGGATGTTCATGACGACCCGCACCGCGCCGCACATGCTGACGATCACGCGGGCGGTAAAGCGGCAACTGGCGGCCACGCCCGGCCGGGTAGAAATGACCGTGCGAGCGGACTTCCCGCAAGGCCACCGTTGGGCGCGCATGCTGGGGTTTCAGCGAGAATTTCCGGGGGTACTCAAGCAGTACGGGCCGGAAGGCGAAGATCATGTCGGCTACGTGCGGTTGGGGGCGAGGTAATCATGGCTCGGGCAGACAAGTACGGCATGTTTGAGATACCCGTAGGCGACCCCTTTGGTGGGCCGGCTTACGGCAAGCGGCAAGACCCCATGACGGCGATGATGGTTGCGACGGGCGTTTCGACAGCGATGGGCGCCTTAAGCGCCATCCAGCAGGGCCGCGCGGCGCGCGCCGCCGCGGACTTCAACGCGACCATTTCGACGCAAAACGCGGAGATCGCCCGGTCGGACGCCGCCGCGCAGGCGGCTCAGATTGAGCGCGAGAACACGCTGCGGCTCGGGTCGATCCGGGCCGCGCAAGGCCGTTCCGGCGGTGCAGCGGGCGAAGGCAGCGTGCTCGACGTGCTGGGCGACGTGGCCGCGCAAGGCGAACTGGAACGGCAGTACGCCGTCTACCAAGGCGAGCAGCGCGCCCGCGGGTTCACCAACACCGCGGCGCTTGACCGCGCGAGCGGCCGGCAAGCGGAGCGGCAGGGTTTCATGCGCGCGGGTGCTGAACTGCTAGCCGGCGGGGCGCGCGCCTACGGCTCAGCGTCCAGGCTCCAACGCACCGGCGGCGCCACCGGCTGGACTTCCGGCTATGACCTGATGGATTGACCATGCCTCGTCTCCCGACCTTTACCGCAAACATCCAGCCCGGCGCCATTGCCGGCGGCCGTCGCGCTGGCCCGGAGGATATGGCCGCCGACATCACGCCGGTCGGCCGCGCGCTGCAGCAGGGTGGCGAGCAAGTCCTGTCGGTGGTAGAGGAAGATGAAAGCCGGAAGATACTGGTGCGCCAGGCTGAAATTCGCGCCAAGTACGCGAAGCGTTTGGACGAAGCGACTACCAACGGCGAGGACGTTGACAAAATCCGGCAGGAACTGGACAACGATCTCGCTACCGCCACCGAGGGGCTGCAGACCAAGAAAGGCTACGAAACCGCCCGGCTGCATACGGCCAACACCGGGGCCGTATTCGACAACCAAGCCAACCAGATCAAGGTCACGCGCGCCACGCTGGAAGCCCGCGTCGAGGGCGGCAAGTTCCTGAACAGCACCGGCGCGCTGGTGTCGTCAAACCCGACCTACCTGCCGCAAGCCGAGCAGGACGTTGATGCCTTTGTGGCAACTCTGACCCGAATCTCGCCGGAGAAACGGGCGGAAATCGCAGACAGCCTCAAGCAAAACCTGAACGTGACGGCGGCCATGGCCAACGCCCGGCTGGACCCGCAGGCTACGATTCAAGCGGTCAAGGGCGGCGCCTACAACATGGACCCGCAGCAGCGGCAACAGGTCGTCAATCAGGCCGAAGCCGAAATTCGCGCTCGCCGCGTGGAGGAAAACTACCAGCGCGCCGAGCAGGAACGTCTGCGTCGAGAGGCCGACGACAACGCCCGTGACCGTTATTTCAAGGACATCATGGAGGGCCGCGGTTCGCGCCGCGCCATTCTTGACGACCCGCAGCTGCGCCCGCAGACCCGCGAGCACCTGGTTATGTTCATGGAACAACGGTCGCGGGCGCTGGCAGGACAAGAACGGCAATCAGACCCGAGCGTGAAAAACGCGCTGTGGCTGGCAATCCACGCGCCGGATGGCGATCCGCGCAAAATCTACAATGCGGACAGGATTTTTGAGGCGGTGCAGGCCGGCAAACTCAGCACGTCCGACGCCAACCAACTGAACGCGCTGGTGGCCAATCAGCGGGACTCCAACAACCGCAGCTTTGGCCAGCGGCTGGGCGCTCGCATCCAGAATATTAGCGCGGCGATGCGCGCCAACCCGGTGTATCAGGCACAGCCCGACTTGGCCTCGTCTGTCCAGAACGAACTGATCGCTCAAGTCGAACAGCGGGCCGAGGCGCTTCGCCGCGAGAATCGCAGCCCGGACGGACTGCTCGACCCGGAATCCAAGGATTACTTTTTCAGGCCGAACACCTTGAAGGCCATCGAGGATGACGTGCGCAAGCGGCAAGAAGCGCAGCAGCCCAAGATCCCGCGGGTCAGTGCGCCGGACGATCCGCAGTTGCGCGACTTGCCGGACGGCGCCTTGTTTATCGACCCGCAAGGCATCACCCGCACCATGACCAAGGAACTGCGTGCTCGTTTGGGCGCGGCTGCGCCCGCTCCGCGTCAGCAACAACGCCCTGGCTTCCCCACGCTGGAGAATAAATAATGGCCGGCATTTGGGACTTGGCCCCGCCGGTCGTCCAGCCCAAAAGCATTTGGGATTCCGCCCCTGCGCTGGGCGCGACGCCGGCCAACCCGGATCGCGTGCGCAGTATCAGCGAGGCCGTGCGCTACGGCTTGCAAAGCAGCGCCACCGGCCTTGCCGCGCGCGGCCGGCTGCCGGCGCAAGAGATGGGGCCGGACGCGCCGTGGTATCAGCGGTTTGCCTCTGGCGCAGCTGGTGTTGTGGCTGACCTGCCGCTGTCCGTGGCTGTGGCCATACCGGCCGCGCCCGCCGGCCCAATCGCCATGGGCGCGGCAGGCTTCGCCGCCCCCATGGCCCTGCGCGACGCGTTGATCGAGGCGTACAGCTACAACCACGCCAGCACCTGGGAAGGTGTGTGGGAAATCACCAAGGCCGCGCTGACCGGCGGCGCTAAGGGCGCGATCATCGGCGGGGCCACCATCGGCGCTGGCCGAGCGGTCGGCGCCGCGTTGCCGGCGGTCAGCCCTGTTGCCCGCACTGGCGCCGTTTTGGGCACAGAACTGACCACCATGACCACGGTGGCCGCTGGGCTTGAAGGCCGGATGCCGACCGCGCAGGAGTTCTTCGACAACGCGATCCTGCTGGGCGGCCTCAAAGGCGCAGTGTCCGGGGCCAAAGCGTTGCGCAACATTTACGCCGAAACGGGCAAGCGCCCGGAGCAGGTCGTCGTGGAAGCACGGCAAGACCCGGCCATAAAGACGGCGCTGGAAAAGCAAGAGATCCCCGAAGCCTACCGCCAGTTGGCTGTTGAGGAACGGGTCAAAGCCGCGCTGGCCGAGGATCAACGACCGGCCATGGTGCAGGAACTGATGCGCCAGATGAAAGACCCGGAAGCCCCGCTCAAGGTCGATCCGGTACGCTACGAGTACATCACGGATGCGCAGACCGCCGAAAGCGTGGTGCGCGCCGTGGCGGAAGCCTACAAGGCGGACATCGAAATCCAGCGCCGGGGCGTCGTGCCGACTGCCGCCTCGCTGGCCGAAGGTGTCCGCATGATCGAGACGGGCGAGTTGACCGAACGCACGATTGGCGCGGCGGCCAACAGCGCCGAAATTGCCGCCCGCGCACTGCTGACCAAAGGCGCTGCCGAGCAGGCCCGCAAGCTGGCCGAGCAGATGCCGTCCGATCCAGCCATGCAGACGACCCAGCAGAAACTGGAGTTCGCTGCGGCCATGGAGCGCGTGGGCATCTTTTACGGCGAACTGGCCGGCGCGGGCGCCGAGGCTGGCCGCGCGCTCAACATGCTGCGCCAGATGAAACGCAACCCGGATATGCTGGGTGACGCCGAGACGCTGGTCAAGCTCTACGAACGCAAAGCGCCGTTTTCCGATTTGGCCACTATGGTGCGTGAACTGAAAAACCCGGAACAGGTGCGCCGCTTTGCCGCGGAAATGGAAAAGGCGACCACCACGGAAATGCTGCTTGAAGGCTGGAAGGCATCAATCCTTTCTGGCCCGCTGACCTTTGCCGCGAACGTCATGGGCAACGTCGGCAAATGGGTCATCGAAGTGCCGGAGTCCGCCGTCAAAGCAACCATGACTGCGGTGCAGCGCAAAGCCGCTGGCGACCCGCTGACCATGGCGCAATATAAAGCCCGCGCCTTCGCCCCGGTTATCGGCATGCAGCTGGGCGCCCGTGACGCCCTGGCCGTGGCCAACGCGGTGTTGCGCTCCGACGTTGAAATCTTGGACAAAGCGGATGTTTATAAAACCGCCATTCCCGGCAAGGCCGGCGAAGTCATCCGCATCCCGTTTCGCGTGCTGCAGGCGACCGACGCACTGTTCCGTATTCCTGCCGAGCGGGCGAAAGCCTATGAATTGGCGGTGGATCGCGTCGTCAAAGAGGGGTTGCACCCGAGCACGGCAGAGGCCCGGCAGCGCATCGCCGCCTACACGGATCAGCCGGTGCTGGGGTTGACCACCAAGCAAGCGGCCGAGGCCACCAAGGTGATTGAGCAGGCCGGCGCAGAAGCGGTGTTTGCGCAGCGGCTCGGCCCGCGCATGGAGTTGGCGCAACGGGCCATAACCGGCAGCCCGCTGGGCTTTATTCTGCCCTTCATCCGCACTCCGGCCAATCTGGTATCATGGGCGGTGCAGCACGCGCCGGGGCTGAACCTGATGTCCGGCCGCTGGCGCGAGGACTTCTCGGCTGGCGGCGAACGCCGCAACCAGGCGCTGGCCCGCGTGGCCATCGGCGCGGGGCTAACGGCCCTGGCCGTCGCTTTAGCTGACGACGATCTGCTTACCGGCGGCGGGCTGTTCGACCCGGAGATGACGCGCACCAAGCAAGCCGCCGGATGGCAGCCGTACAGCCTCAAGGTGGGCGACACGTACTACAGTTACCAGCGATTGGAGCCGGTGGCCAAGGTGCTCGGTTTGGCGGCGGACATGATCGAAATGTCTAAAAGCAAAAAACTTAGCGAAGCCGATACGGGAAAAATCATTGCCATGACGGCCTTGCTGTTTGGCAACGCGACTATCAGCACCACGTATTTGTCGGGCTTGGCCAACACCATAAACGCCATCATAGACCCGGATCGCTACGGCGAAACGCTGGTCGAGGGTTACGCTTCGAGCCTGATTCCTAAGATTGTGGGTCAAACTGTAACTATTGCCGACCCCTACAAACGAGAAGTCAACGGCGTGCTTGACGCCATTCAAAGCCAGTTGCCGTATTTCCGCGAGCAGTTGCTGCCGAAGCGCGATGCCTGGGGCGAGCCGTCGCAAAACAATCGTTGGTTTGACGTGTTGCCGATAGCAACCAGCAAAGCCGCCGAGGAAAAAGTCAGAACCGAGGCCGTCCGTCTGCAAGTGGCCATCGCGGACGCACCCAAAAATGTGACCGAAAAAGGCCCATTCAAGCCCAGCGAAAAGCGCGTCGAGCTGTCCGATGTCGAGCGCGACATCTACAGGCAGGTGGCCGGCGGTTCGGCCATGGAGATTCTGCGGCCCATCGTGAACTCGCCCGACTGGGAACGCACCCCGGATTTTGCCAAGACTAAAGTGTATGAGATTGTTTTGGAAAAAACCCGCAAGCAAGCGCAGTGGGCCGCTTTGCCGCCTGACGCCGAAGCGCGCGACAAAGTGCGCCGCAAAGTGATCGACATGGTGACGAAGCAGACGGAAGCCGTGGCGCCGGAAAAACGGATCAGGGCTGAAAAATGATACTTGACCTTGGCGATGGCCGCGAGATCAAATTGCCCGACGACACCTCGGACGAAACAGCGCGTCAACTCGGACGGTTGATCTTGGTGCTGGAAGATCGCGCCATAGCGGCCGAGCGCACTGCCGCCAACCTGCAATCGCAGATCGACGATCTGCGCCAGAAGCTGAACGAGCAAGACGAGTCCGAGGACGATGAAGATGACGAGGACGACGGGCCGGAAGATGCTGCGCTGGTCGCCGCCATTCAGCGCTTGGAAGAATCGCTGGCCGCCCGGTTGGACAAGGTGGCGCGGGTGTCCGCTGCCGACCGCATTATGATCGAAGATGAACTTGGGACGGCGCGTTCTCGCGTCGTCTTGTAAGGAGCGAGCATGCCATTCCTGAATGACCGCGTGCTTGACAACGGCCTGGCCACACTCCCCAGCGAGGGCAATCGGCTGACGATCTGCAGCGCGGAACCGGCGACGTTTGCCGAGGCCAATTCGACGTTCGCCCTCGGCGTCAAAGCCTCGCCTTCAATCGGGTCGCCGGCCGCCCGCACACCCTCTGGCCGCCGCGTCACAGTGGCCGCTTTCACGGACGGCAGCGTCACCGCCAACGGCACCGCGTCGCACTGGGCACTGGTGGATACCGTCAATTCTCGGCTGTTGGCCGCCAGCAGCCTTTCGGCCAGCCAGTCCGTGACCAGCGGCAACACCTTCACACTGGGCGCGTTCGACATTGGCATTCCTGCGCCATAAAAAAAGGGCTGAAACATGGCTGACAACTTAGGCTACACACCGGGCAGCGGCTCTAAAGTCGCAACCCGCGAAGTCGCGTATTCCGGCGAAAACGCAAACGTCCAGACCGTCGGCATTGCGACCTTTAGCGGCGCGGACGACAGCAAAACGGCGCTTGATGTGGGTCCAGAAAACCCGCTCCCGGTTGCAGGTTATGGTGAACTGATCGAATCACTTGAAGCCCTGCGCATGGCCGTGCAGTCGTTGACGCGCAGCGGACTTGGGCAAGCCATGCCGGACACGGCGATGCGCCTGCGCGTGGCACTGGACGCGATCAGCGCGTCTCTGACGCTGGCGAGTGTCACGACGGTTGGCACGGTCACGACGGTGAATGCTGTCCTAAACCAATCCCAAATTGGCGGCTTCGCCGCGCAGGATCAAATCCCGGCGCTGATGCGTATGGCGGCGGATTCTTCTCGACGCAACATTACGGTGACCTGACATGCCGACGACAAACGGTAATCGCAAGATACTCGACCTCAAGCGATGGGAGTTCTGCGCTCCCGCGCCGAACATAAATGGTTCGGGGATGCTGATTTCATCCTCCAGACATTTTCGGCAGCAACAGCTTTTTATTCGCTCCATTACCGAGGCGTACATCTACAATCCGTCAGAGGATGGATGGGTCCTGATACCCAACCCTGCGCTTGCAGCGGCGGTTGGCGCTGGCCTTTCGGCAACAGCGGCTGCTTGGAGCATCGGCACGGCGACGGCGGCAGCTTCTTTGACCGCGACGGGCGGCACGACATCGACCATCATCACCAACCAGACGCTTGCCCGCGATCTGCGCGGCTACAAGGTTCAAATTCTCGCGGGTCCGAATGCCGGGGCCGTGCTGGATATCGTGAGCAACACTGTCGCCACTAACGCGGTCATTACCGTGGCGACGCAGGCGTCGGCCTTCTCGGCATCGACGGTTTACCGCTTGCTGACGCCGACTTGGTATGTCGCGGGCAACGGCTCAACTGCGGCGGCTTCTTTTCGCAAGTATGACTATGCGACAAACACTTGGACCACGCTGGCAAACATGCCCATTGCCTTTGGCACGGACGCCAAGCTGATCGCCACACCGTCCGTCGTTGACGGCGCGTTCAAGAATTTTGCCACCGGCACCGCGACCTCGGCCACGGCCACGACGCTGACGCAGACCGGCAAAACATGGACTGCTTCGCAATGGATTAATAGTCAGGTCCGCATCACTGCCGGAACTGGTGCTGGCCAAATCCGCACCATCACGGCCAATACTGGAGACACACTTACCGTTGCCACTTGGACCACCACGCCGGACGCAACGTCGCAGTATGCCATCGGAGGCAACGACGATTTCCTGTATTTGATGGGCAACAACGCCGTCACCCTTTACCGCTACTCGATCTCGGCTAACACATGGGCGACGCTGACGCCTGTTGCGGCGCGGGCGGCTGCCCCCAACATAGGAATGTCTGGGCATTGGGTTCACTCGGCACCGGAAAGCGACTGGAATAACGAAAGCGCGATCCTGAACGGACGTTTCATCTACTCGTTCCAAGGCGGCGCGACAAGCGGCCTGCATCGCTACGACATCGCAGGAAATACATGGGCGACGATTACCTACTCGCCAAGCACCGAGACCTTCACAGCCGGGACAAAATACGCGCTGCACAACGGAACGCTCTACGTCCAAAAGGATGCGACAGGACGGTGGTTTGCCTACGATTTTGCAAGAAGTGAGTTGTTTCCGTGGAGCGTTATGCTTTATCCGCAGGGTGCCGCTGCTGTCGGGGATACGGCGTTCGACGTAATTTATGAGGATGGCGCAACAGACATTTACTACGTTTATATACTCCTCAACTCGTCCAACGTTTTGCTCCGGCAAATGGTGATCTGATGACAATTCCAGACCTCATACGGATGGCGCAATCTAAAATCAGCAACCTCGGTTCGCTTCGCACCAGCGCGGAGCGCATTGGGGATGTTGAGCAGGTCATCCAAATCGACAAAGATATTGTTGAAACCCAGAACACGCTCAACGTATTGCAGTCGCTGGCCTAAACCATGCTCTTAACCCTGCTCCAATCTGGCGGGACGGCGGGTCATGTTGTTTTAAGTGCTGATTCTCTCAGCCTTCCTGCGCCTGCCCTCGACACTCCGGCCATCGGTCAGGCGCATGCGCTGACTGCGATCGCGCTGACCACGGGCGTGCCGGTTCTGGCCACGCCGGCCTTGGCGCAGATCCACGTGCTGGCCGCCAACGGACTCACGACCGGCGCGCCGGTGCTCGATCTGGCCACGTTGGCCGGCGAAATCCCGGTGCCTGTGCCGGCGGTGACGCCCGCGCTTTTCCGCCCCGATGTCAGCGCGATGCAAGCGTTTGATTTAAAACGAAAACTAAAACGCCGACGGGCGTTTCTGCTGCTCGGATGATAGGATAAAGAGAAGGAGAGTTACCCATGACCGTCAGTTCAACCACCAACCGCAAGTCGTTCGCTGGCGACGGCGTGACCACCAGCTTCGGCACGTCGCCGGTGGTGTTTTTCAACAGCAGCGAGTTGGTGGTTCAGGTCGTCGTGACGGCCACGGGTGCGGCGACCACGTTGGCCGAGGGCACGAACTACACCGTGACCGGCGGCAACGGCGCGGTCGGCACCGTCAACCTGGCCGGCGGCACGTCGCCCAACGGCGCACCCTCGGCCTTGCAAACCCTGCTGATCCGGCGCGTGCTGCCCCTGACCCAGGCCGACGATTTCGTGAACAACGACATCAACGATGCCGAAGTCACGGAGCGCCGGTTCGACAAGACCGTAATGCAGATCCAGCAACTGGGCGAGGAAATAGGCCGCGGGCTGGTCATCCCGGCCAGCGAGACGGCAACCGCTGCGCTGACGACCCTGCCTTTTGATCGGGCCAGCAAGTTCTTGGCGTTTGATGCGTCCAAGAACCCCATCGCATCCGAGGGCACCGTGCCCGGCGCGGTGCCGGTGTCCACGTTCATGGCGACGGTGCTGGACGACACCAGCCAAGCGGCGGCGCGGGCGACGCTGGGTGCTGCCGGTTCCGGCGCTGTTACTTCGTCTGGCTTGACGATGGCCACCGCAAGACTGTTAGGCCGCACAACGGCTGGCAGTGGTGCGGTGGAGGAAATCACTGTCGGTTCTGGTTTGACACTTTCTGGCGGGGCTTTAACATCAACGGTCGCCGCGCTGACTCTTGGCACTCAGCAAAACACAACCAGCGGCACCTCGATTGATTTCACCGGCATACCGTCAAGTGTCAATCGTATCACCGCAATGTTTAACGGCATCAGCACCAACGGAACAAGCAACTATCAATTGCAGATCGGTTCTGGCTCGGTGGTTACTGCCGGCTACACCTCGTATTGCGCCAATGTTGATGGCACCAACGCCACCTCAGTTGCAACCAGCACATCCGCTTACCTGTTGAAAGCCGGCGGCATTTCCGCGGCCAGCGTGGGCAGCGGCGTTGCTGTTCTGACGCGCATAAACGGCAACACCTGGGTTTGCTCGTCCTCATTCAACCTTGGGACCGGGGTTAACAGCGTTCAAAACGGGGTTCTTGCGCTTGGGGGCGCCATTGACCGTCTGCGCCTCACGACGGCCGGCGGCACTGACACGTTCGACGCCGGCACCATGAACATTTCTTGGGAGTAAAAAAGTCATGCAGCGGATTGAATTTAATGTGGCCACTGGTGAGCAAAGAGCAGTCGCGCTGACTTCGGAAGAAATTGCAGAAGCGCAGGCGAGATCAGAAGCGGAGGCCACAGAGCGCACCGCGCCGCTGCGTGTGATCGACCGCATCGAACGCGACAACCCCATCACCCACCGCGCCCTGCGCGAATTCTTTCTCGGCTTCGGCGAGGTCAACCCGGCCTTCAAGGCGACGCTGCTGTATCAGCGCGTCAAGGCGGCCGACGATGCCATCAAGGCGGAAAGGGCGAAGCTGTGAACGATTTGCTGGCGACGCTGTGGTGGCTGGTGATGGCCGAGCTGGGCTTCATCCTCGGCACCTGGGTGCTGTATCTGGCGGTGATGAACCTCGCGGGCAATCGCGCGGAGATGAGCCGGCCGGTAAAGCTGCTGGCCTATGGCGTGATACTGCCCATCGGCTATGTGTGCGACGCGGTGCTCAACCTGCACTTTTGCCTGGCGGTGCAGCGGCTGCCGCGCGACTGGCTGCTGACCGGCACGCTCAAGCGCACGATCGCCACCGAAAGCGGGTGGCGCGAGGCGTTCGCGGCGTGGGTATGCCTGCACCTGCTCGATCCGTTTGACCCCAAAGGGAGGCACTGCTGATGGATTCCCAAGAAAAACGCCGCAGCAGTGACGTTATTCTTGCGCAGGTCGTCACTGATGTCGATCAACTCAAGGACGAGATGCGCCGCAACACCGAAGTAACCGAGCAGGTGCGCGACATACTGGCTTCGTTCAAGATCATTGCGGCGGTGGCCAAGTGGCTGACCGCCATCGCTGGCGCCGGAGCCGCGCTTATCGCGTTGGTCAAGACCGGCGGCGACGTTCGGTTCAAGTGAAGTTCACCGCCGACGATCTGCGGGCGGCTTATCGCTTTTTGAAGCGGGTGGCGTTCAACAACGACCGCCGGTTGCCTGCCGCAGATCAGGTGCTTTTCGTGGCCAAGGCGCTGAAAGCGCACGGCTACCACGGCACGGACGGCTCCCGGCACTGCATCTGGGTGGACACTTCGGGCACCAAAAGCCTTGACATGATGCTGCGCATACTTGCACACGAAATGCTGCACGTTGCGCTGGGCCACGACAAAGTGCCCAGCAAGTATGCCCACGGCTGCGACTTCAAAGAAGCGGCGCGGGCGATAGAGGCCGAGATGGGTTGGCCGAAAGGGAGCGTATGAACGCGCTGTTTGCCGCCGTAATGCTTGTCGCCGCACCCACAGAGTACGAGTTCAGATTCGACCGCGGCGTAGTCACGGTGGCCAAGGCGCCCTGCACCGCGCCTCGGGTGGTTGCCCGCATCAAGCCGGAGTTTATCGGCCAATTCTTCGCCGGCCACCTAATGTTCGACAAGCGTCCGGTGGCGTTCTGCTGGGCCATCGACCCCCGGCAGCCGGATCACATTTTCCTGATCGACGAAAACGGCGAAACCGTATCCTTGCCGGGCAAGGCGTTCAAACCGAAAGGCACTCAGGTATGACCCCGCACTTCACCAACGAAGAACTGGCCTGCAAGTGCGGCTGCGGCATGCTGCCAAAGCCGGAGTTCATGGCCAAGATCGAGAAGCTGCGCGTGGCTTACGGCATGCCTTTGAAGGTGACGAGCGCGGCGCGCTGCCCGGACCACAACGCCAAGGTGTCCGGCACCGGCCGGGTCGGCCCGCACACCACTGGCCGCGCCATCGACTTCGCCGTGGAGCGGGCGCAGGCGCACTTGCTGGCGAAGCTGGCCTTCGAGCAGGGCTTCACCGGCGTCGGGTTCCAGCAGAAAGGAACCGGGCGCTTTATTCACATCGACGACCTGATTGACGGCAGGCCCGCCGTCTGGAGCTACTGACATGAATCCACTCATTCTCGGCCCGGTCCTGGAGATCGGCAAGTCCCTGCTCGAACGCTTCTTCCCGGACGAAGAAGCCCGGCGCCGAGCCGAAGCCGATTTTCTCAAGGCGGCAATGGACGGCGAGTTGAAACAGGTGATCGCGCAGCTGGAGATCAACGCCCGCGAAGCCCAGCACCCGAGCGTGTGGGTCGCCGGCTGGCGCCCTTTCTTCGGCTGGGCGGGCGGTGTCGGCTTCGTCTACGCGACAATAGGCCAGCCCCTGATCAACTAAATGGCGCT